AAATTAGACCAAATCGCCCACACCTAATCTGACGTGGTAATGGTTCGGCTGAACGTGTTGACGATTAGGCGTGACAAATTAGACCAAATCGCCCACACCTAATCTGACGTGGTAATGGTTCGGCTGATAGATTAGTACCCGATTAGCGATGATAGGTGAATCTGAGCCATGCTATCGATGTAACTTGCAGGCATCCCAGTACTTCTAATCGCCCAATTTCTAGCAAACTCACCAGCCTCATTAACACTGTTAAATCTGGATGTGCCATTTACACAATCAAGAAATTCGCTATCGCGCCTTACGGACGCGCAATAGGCGATCGACACCTTAAGTTGTTCGTTACCACGACTAATCCGCCCCGCTCTAATTTCCTCACGCAAGAGGCTCAATCGGCTGGTATTGCTCATATTTGCACTAACAGCACCAGCAGAGCCAACAAGGATAGTAGTAACTAAAATAGCAGCGGTAACGAGTTTCATCGGGGTTATCTGTGTAAATTGCTTGATATCCCAATTAATACATCCTCACATCTAATCCGGTGCGATCTCTGTCACATCTGGCAAAACAGATAGAGGATCGACAGGTTCTACCGTTCTTGGCATTCCCAATCGATCCTCTATCGCCGCTATTCCATTTCTCAGCACCAGCGAATCGGGATATCGTGCAAACTTATCGCGCATTTCCTTGAGGTAGTACCTCATCCGCTGTCGGTCGATATCCGTATCATCAATCCGGTTGCCCATCGCTACCTCACGAGTAACTAGCATTTAAGTAAATCCGGTCTCCCACACAAGTGTCGGGAACGCCGATAGAAGATGCCAATACCGACACATCCCCATACCTGACCCATCGCCCATACCCTTGCTCTGGATCGGCATAATTGGGCACGTTTAACAGGTAAGCCAATCTATCCGTCTCGGCTAAATACGCTCGCCATAACTGGATAAAATCCTTGTTGGTACTGGTAATAGTAGATCGATTGATATCGCCCACTACTATCTGCTTGCGGTCGTATCCTGTCTCACTCTCTTCAAGCGCGCGATCGCATCGATCTAAATGCGTCAAGATTTGCCGAACGGTGTAATCATCCGGCAATGACTGCATCTGCAATTCTAATCGCGCCGCATCGCCAGCAGGAATCGAATTAGGAGCGCAATAACGCAGATGATATCTAACTCTAGATCGATCGATTTGAGATAGTGCTGGCATGATTTAAACAGCAGTTGTTTCGGGTAAATCGTATTTGAGTTTGTGCGAGATTTCCGCCCATTCTACTTTAGGCTCGATCTCGGTCATCCGTTCGATAAAGTTAATTTCCCCATCGAATGGAGTTTCGTTTCTAGTTTTAATTATTTCTCTAGCTAACTTCTGTTTGCCACCAGGTAAATTGGGGAAAGACTTAACGATATCGCCGACGGCGCAAAGGTTAATATAAAGTAAATCCGGTACATCTTCGATGTTTGGTGGTTCCGATAAATCATCCGCACGGGCAACACCACTTACTCCTTCATCGGTTTTGTAGTGATATCTCAACTGTTTTTGAGGAGTAAGTGAAATCGAATCGATAACCACGTCCGCGCCTAGGGAATGGTTGTAGATGCGATCTCCCACCTGACATGAGAAAGTAAATTCTCCGCTTGTTTCCACTGCGTTTGTGGCGTTAATATCGTTTGTTTCAGACTCTCCCATTTTCCTCTTTTATAATATTAAATTATGCCGATAAAAATAAGTTGTAATTGTCCCGAATACCTCGGTCGCACCATCCCAATTCTATCTCCAAACCCTAGCAAGCCATCATTATCATGGCAGAATAATACGGTTAAAAAATGCAAGCATGTATACGCATCGGCTAAATATCTAGGGGTAGATTTAAACTCGATCTAGCTATTGCAATCTCTCCGGCGGATCTTCTCCTGGCAGGTATTTAGGGGTATACACATTACCCGCATCGTATCGCCCGATTAACGTTCCCATAGTGCCTGCTACGGCCGTAGCAATCGCAAACCAATCTCTAATCGACATCTTATCGGCTTCGCTCTTGCCTCTAGCTAATAAGCCTTCGATATTAGGAGCCACAGCCGTTAGAGTTGCCAGTAGCGAGATGTACGCACCAACTGCTGTCTTTGTTAATAAAAGGTTACGGTTACTCGTTCCCGATTGGATGCCCATGATAATGATGGTAATGGTATTTACAGTATAAGTTCTTATACCTTAAGTATCATTATAAATTATAATAGGCTTGGATATGACGACTGTAGATATTGCGATTGCTAAATTTAACGATCGATGCGATCGAGCGATTGAATTACTAGATCGGGCGATTGAATCGATGAAGCCAAAAGATTCGAGCAGATGGATTCACAAACAGAACAGATAATTAGAGAGGGATTGAGTCAAGCTCGTGAGGCGTTGAGTGAATTTAGATATGCAATTAAAAGCGTATCCGAATCATGCGAACGAAATGATAAAAAGCTGTTTATTTTAGATAAAGAGTTTGACGATCTTAATAACTCAAACATCAATATCAGAGGCAGATTAGAAGCCCTAGAAGAATCTCAAAAAAACATGTCTGCCGACGTGCGATCCATCCGTAACTCAATCGTCGGCAGCTTGATCGTAGCCGTGTTAATCGGCATGGCTGGATTGGCTTTTACAGCCATTAGAACGCCTCAACAACCCACAAATCAATCAATTAGTAAATAACAAATATATGAGCGGTAAACCAGTAATCGCAATCGATCCAGGGCATAATTTAGATCGAGATGGAGGCGCATCATATGGCAAATATTCAGAAGACTCGATAGCCTTAAACGTCGCAAAATCGCTAACCGCCATCTGCGCGAAAAACGGCATTAAAACTATAGATTGCTTACCAGATAATGCTAAATCTGTAATCGATAGCCTTCAGCAACGAGTAAACAAATCCAACCAAAATGGTGCGACTATTTATTGCTCGATTCATTGCAATGTGGCAACACCTACAGATGGCGCGAGAGGTTGCGAGACGTACGCGATCTCGTCGGCGGGCAAAACGATCGCGACCAATATCAACCGCGAACTAGGGAAATTAGGATTCAAGATCCGAGGCGTGAAAGAATCCCTAGATGGCGGTTCGGCTCCCTATGTGGTGCGCAATACTAACGCTACTGCCGTATTAGTCGAAATCTGCTTTCTAGATGCGGCTGAAGATACAAAAATACTAGATAGAGTCGGTATCGATGCAATCGCCCAAGCCATCTATACGGGACTCACTCACGGCGTAAGCACAGACCCTCAGCCCGATAATTATGACAACGATCCTGTTATCAAACCAGTAGATCGATCCGTATTGGTAGATGCGGCTAAATGGTATAGAGGCTTACCGCATCAGGATGAAGCCTGGAGATGGCTAGAAAACCATCTAGACCCGATTCAGATTATGGATTTCCGATCTGGATATACACCCGACTCGATTCCCGTCAAACAGCCAATCCAGCAAGCCAGTCAATCGCCCTTAGTACTGCCATCCAAGCCACCAGACTGGACTCGCTCACTGACCGACACCATGCCTGCAACGCCTAAGAGCGTACCGAGCATAATGAGCGTAGCGAACTGGATCGATAATGGCGATGGCTCTACGAATGGAGTTAAAGGACTGTCAGACCAGATTATCGCCCAGATGGGCAATGCAGGATTGGTCGAGTTTACCCACCCACGGTTTAAGCCATCTAGTACATGCGATCCGTATTTCCATCCTCTATTAGCTAGAAAGCTCAAAGCGATACTAGATGCGATACTAGATGCACCGTATGGATTAGATATGCATTGCAATAGTGCATACCGTTCGCCCGTCCGCCAGTTCGTCTTACGGACATTTTACGAGCGCAAGATGCACGGCATCACCGCCGCCGCCAGGGTAGGGACTGGCAACCACGAGCGGGGGCTGGCTCTAGATCTAGAAGATTGGCAAGTATGGAAGCCGATCCTAACTAGCGCGGGCTTTAGTTGGCAAGGAATGGGCGATCCGATGCATTTCGATCTAGATACTTATAGTATGGTGCCCCACGAGGCGATTAAAGCCTTCCAGAAGCTAGCTAACAAACACGCCAGCGCGGGATTAGAAGAGGATGGCATCTGTGGCGAGAAAACCAAGCAAGCGATGCTAGCGGCTCCCGCTAGCGGCTGGTAATGCCGCAATCTGGCGTATAACGCCTTATACCTGAAGTGATAAAATAGAGATACCGCTAATAGCGGGAGGTCGATTGTCAATCGACCTCTAATCACATCTCTAGGAAAGGTAGAAAATATGACTGATAGTATTGTACGCTTTGTTTTCGACGACAACACCATCCGCAATGATGGATTGGTTAATATCACGGCTCTAGCATCTGCTTACAAGCGAGCAACAGGCAAGCGCAAAGATACTCAGCACTGGCTTGTTACAAAAGAAGCTACGGAGTCAATCGCTTACCTAGAGCGAGTCACCGGAATTCCGGTGACTGAGCTAGTGATCGCCGAACATGGCGCAGGGACTTGGGTTCATCCCGATCTAGCTGAAATATTCGCTCAATGGATTTCGGTTGAATATCGGTTTGCTGTAGTACAATTAATCCGCACAGCCAAGGAAAACCGGATCGCTGCTCCACCGAAACCCGTTCAACCGCCGCGCCAGCTAACTCACGGACAGCAAGCTGTAGAAAAAGCTAACGAAATACGAGTCATTACCGACACCCTGACCGATAATCCTCGATTAGCTCAATTATTGATTGATTATGCTTTGATCGATATTCGTGTGCCATCTCTACCAGTTACAGAATTACTAGGTGTGGTAGAGATTGCCCGTAACCTGGGATTCTCGACAAATCATTCTAGTCGCGTCAAACTAGGATCTTTTATTGCCCGTCAATTCAAGCATTTAGCTGTCGTCGAAAAGCGATTATGCAATGGTGAAATGCGAGATATCAACTGCTACCCAAATACGGTCGAGATTCAGGAAGCGGTAAGATCTTTTTTCTCTTAGCCGCTATTAGCGGGAGGTCGATTGATGGCTTTTGCCGCTATGGTGCGATGGAACGATTCGGAATTATGGGCAAATACCCTTTAGTCGGCTATTAGCGGGCAATCTGCCTCAACTGGTGCCTAGCTTTTAGAAAATACCGTATCGGGATAGTGGGCTTCGCCCGTCCTCGTGTTTCTCGTTTCCGCCTGCTTGTCTACCATTCTCGCAAAGCCAAAAGCGATTGGCTGTGATACATATCACCAGAGCAACATAACTATTCGGCTAGGGTCGAATGGTTGTGGTACTCTGGTTTATACATGGCAAAAGGGTATTATATGGCGATCGCGACATATCAGCGCGTATCTAAACAGGAGCAGGCACGAGATACCGAAGCATTCGAGCGGCAGGGCTGGCAACTAGATCGAGAGGCTAAAAAGTATCCTGATGTTAGGCTGCATTTTAGCGACATCCAGAGCGGCAGAAGAGACGACAGACCAGGGATGCAAGCCCTGATTACAGCGATCGAATCTGGCAATATTAGCCTTTTGATTATCACACGGATCGACCGCATCGGTAGGGATTTGGAATCAAACACCCAGCTCCAGAAATTGCTAGAGCGTAAAAATGTCAGGGTTTACGAGATATTATTAGGTCGGTTTCTCGACTGGAAAAACCCTAATGACTGGAGTTATTTTGTCCAGGCTGGACTGGATGGCGAGAAAGAATCGAGAATGCTATCGACCAGAATCAAGCAAACATTTGAATACCAACGCGCTCATAATAGGATCGGCGGTGGAAGTGTTGGCTTCCCCTATCGGCGCGACTCTGAGGGCAATATAGAGCCAAATCCCGATGAATGGGATAAGGCGATTGAAGCGATTAAAATTGTTATCCAGCATGATGGATCTGTGGTTAATGCCCTCCATCAAATCAATCGAGATCTAGGCTTGAATCGATCGATTAACTGGCTATCTAACTGGATTCGATCGCCACTAATTAGGGGTCATGCTCCAGTCGATACCTATTCAGGACAGGGCAAAGATCGCCGCCGCAAGCCGATATCTCAATGGCAGTTGTTTGAGAATACCCACTTCAGTTTATTCGATGCGCCAGAGCTAGCTAGAATCGGTGCTAGGGTAGAAATAGACCGGATTATTGCCGACGCGCGTGTATACAAAGGCAAAGCCATCGAGCGACAAATTAGAGCGTTATCGGGGCTGATTTACTGTGCTAGATGTGGCGGATCGTGTAGGGTCAGATCTAGCGCGGATACCCGCTACAACAATCCATCAATTATATACGCCTATTGCACCAATCGCATAGATCGCGGCACTAATTGCGGCGGAGATAAAAAGATCGATGGCAAGCGGAATTTAATAAATACCAGATATGAGGATATCGAGCTAGCGGCTATGGTGGCATTATCGCAGCGGGCTGAATCGATTATCGATTTATCTCTCAATGCTGAGGCTGTAGATGCGCCAGCCGATACGCCTGAAATAGCTAAGCTGCGAGCGGATATCGACCGATTGAGTGGGTTTAACGATCCTGACTTAGCGAGTGCCATTGCCGATAAAACCAGTCGCCTCAATGCCCTAATTTTGGCATCTGCACCCACTACCCACAGCCTCGAACGCCGCAATATGTTTGTCGATTTGTTTGCTTCTGGCGATGTGCTAGCCTATGCTACCGAGATCGAAAAGCGGACTATCTATCGTGACTGGATTAGCCGGATCGATATCGATCGCCAACAAATTGAAGTCTTACTTACCATCTAACTGCTTTGCAAACTCAGTCAATAACGGCTCGTTAGCTAGTAAATCGTGATATTTACTAGCTAAAATTGCTGCTGCTTCTCTAGCTAATTTTTCCCGTGCGATTGCATTTTTTACCGCATCAATTGTCGTCATAGTACTGTAGTTCTGATTCGGTTATAGTGGCGGTGCTTTGCGTATAATTACTTATATTATAAACCACAATATCGGCTATTTTGCAAATTACAACTAATTTAAATAAGTGCTGAAACCGTTATCCATCAACACATTCAAATACCGCACGATTGCATTGTCATCTACAATCGTTCCCACTTGAAACGCCATAACGCTTACCAATTGTCAATCAGGGTATGTACGGTTGACACCATCGTCAAGATGTGGACAATTGCATTTTTAGCGATTAGGATTGCGGTATAAACACTTGCACCAAACATATTTAAAAATGTTACTAGCCTCTCAACTGCCCGAAGACAAAAGCCCACTATCACTAGCCTTTGCAGCCACGTTGCACGTATTTAAGATATCGATTGCCGAGATAGCGAGAATTTCTGGTGTGCCGGATAGAAAGATTGCTGATTTTAGAGATGGCACGATGAATATCACAATGGCGCGAGTAGCTAAAATCATCATGGCACTAACACCTACTCAATCTAGCTTTTACGCAGCGATGGTAATACTGCAAGATGCCGCCAAAGCTGCCGAGATTGAAATCCCGCCTATCGACTTTAGAGCGATCGATGATGTTACTGACATCTATTCGCAGGCATATAAAGCGATGAGCGAATGGTGCAAAGACTCCGAATTCAGACAATCTCGGCTATCTGCAAAATCCAAGCTCTCAGAGCCGCATATATCCCGCTGGCGGAATGGTAAATTTGACATGGAACAAGGATCTATAGAGCGATTGATTCAAGCCATGCAGCCAAAGCACCGTCTATTCTACCTGGCTTTGGTAGATATATTCTTTGTTGTCGGCTGCGAAAAAGCAGCTCAGCGGCGCGAGCAGCTCAAAAAGGACGAAGCAAAAGACGATAAGAAGAGAACGGACTGAACAACAAAGCCCATGATGTAACCTACATCATGGGCTTTGTTGTATTGCGGTTCGGTGTCAGTTTAAAAGTATGCAGGCATCGTCGCTCTACTTTCTTCAATCTGTCCGATAGTTTTGGCGACTAGGTGACTGGGAATCAGGTCTAGTGCCGCTTCTTGGGGCGTGCGGTAGTTATTATCGGTGCTGTAATAGATACCATTTTCGACTCTCACGTAACCTAATATCGTACCAGCATTGTCGATGCTGCCGTAATAGAGTTGGTGCGAAATCTCGTTATTTTCCCAGCCGCGATCTCCAAATACATCAAGCTCCTCCAACGTGTATCCGAGCTTGTCGAGAATAGATTGAGCTAATTGATGGTCGATAACAGTGGCGATTGCGGTGCTAGTAGTCATTTCGATCTGTCCTTTACTTGGTGATATGTCAGTTATACTCCTGGTATAAGAACTTATACCGCGATCTAGGTCACAAGGATTTGGGTATTTCGCTGATAACTAGAGTTGTTGTTTCTGGCATCCGGTATCCAGGGTAAGCGAGTCGCCAAGCGTCATGATGGTACAGGTTTTTAGTTACAAATCGAGAGCATGGAGCCTGTTTGATTTCTAACTTCAGCACGACACTCGCAGCCTTGAGACTGCGCCAGTTAAATGCTTTCTCATCGCACCCATTATATTTGGCGATGCGAATGATGGAGGAATAATCAAACAACTCGTCGATTATCTCCGCTTGCCGCTCTGTTTCCGCTTCCAGTATCTCTATTTGAGCATTCTTGAGTTCTGATTCTTTAATCAGCCTTTCATTCTCTATAGCCAGTTTGCCCGCTTCTATTAACGCCTCTCCATAGGTTTGCGGTACCTTTGACTCGATCGATGCCTTGTAACCAGCCAGGCTAAGCATATAGACATTCGCACCAGCCGCGCCCATCTTTTTGGCTAGTGGCAAATTGTACTCAAACGCCATGTCATACAATGTTTCAGAATCGATTAAGTTGACACCTTGCATTCCTCCATCAGTCTCGATTTCGGCATTTATTACATCGATTTGGTTGTCGGCTTTCTTTTTAGATATCGCCTGTTTAGATATCCCTAACATTCGCGCTGCCGCCGAAAGGCTGGCATAGGCTTTCCCGCTAGCTGTATCCACCACTAGTTCTAATCCGTCGCTGTCGAATCGTTCGTATTTTGCTACAATATCAGACATAATTACTCTACAAAGGTAAATAGAAGGGAGCCAGTCGTTTATTCGATTGGCTCCCTTCTATTTTATCAATCTTGAGTATAAGACCTTATACGCTAGATGGCTGACTCAAATTGTTGCGAGTACTCGTTCGTGTTCCATGCCAGTAGTTCTCAGCGCGTCATATTTAATGTAGGCAACATCTAGCACTCTCAACTGTTTGGCATCATATGTATCGACTGGAGCGATCGGCAAGCCTAGCTTCTGTTTGAAGTTGTTAACCTCGATTGCGTACTGTATGCCATCGCATCCGTCTAATTTGAGCCAGCGAGTAAATTTAGGGTGAAAGTCCTCACGATGGCTCTGACGGTCGATTAACCATGCCTGACGATCTTCTTTCTCGAACTTGATGCCGAATGAGTCGGAGAATAGCTGATGTAGGGATAGACCGACTAAATCGAAACACATGTCTTGTGCTGACTTGTTGCCAGATTTAGCTAGTGCGACTAGTAGCCGCTCAAAATCCGTTAACAATATTACGTTGACTGCTTTAGAGTTTAAAGTAGTACGCCATTTGAGGAATTGAAAAGTGTTTCCCAGCAACGCTTTCACGTCACGAGAAGCGTTCTTTTGAGGAACGAGATTGTAGTCTGATAACTGGGGAAAAGATACGCCAAAGGTGTTATCTTCAGCCATCAGACCTTCGATACTTTTCGATCCGACTGGCACTTGTGTTATGGTTGCTTTCAAAAGACTCATTAGCCTACCCCCTTAAAAGCGATATCAAATTTTGCCTTGAGAATCTTGGCTATCAAATCCGCTTTTTGGCATGTTGTTAATACAGTGGAATCTATATGTAATTCGATTCTAATAATGTTGTCAGCTTCACCAGAAAGAGCGATTAGCTTTGCCGCCGTAGCTATATCTACGTATCCTTCTGGCAATCCACCTTGCTTTTGTGTTAAACTCATGCTTTCAATTAAATAGAGAATAGAGAGGAGCCGATCGCTTATTCGATCGGCTCCTCTCTATTTTATCAAGATTGAGTATAAGACCTTATACGCTAAATTACTTAGTCTACAGCTCTTTTCAGCTCGTCGGCATATTGCCGTTGAAATCCAACTGCTAAGATCGTACCAGCGGGAAATACTAGATTTGCATGTTCGGGATGTTCGATCTCTAGTTCGGATTTAGCAACTAGGATCGCCCCTTGGAGCGGGTTAGGGTTGCGATGTTGATAAAAATCGGTGGTTTTCATGCACCGATCCGCGATACAGTGCCGCGATCCTCGCGTCGTTCCTGGTGCTAGCTGCCGCTCTGGTTTAGATGCAATCACGCCTACTGGTAATTTATCTAAAACTAGAAAATTAACATCACCTTGAGGTGTATATTGCCCGATCTCTGGATCGATATAGATAGTTCGATCTGATTTGTTGGCTTCAGCATGTTGCCGGATCTGCTCGAATACTTGAGTTGCAGTTGTCATAATTTAAGCTCTTTGTTTTGGGTAAGTCTTAATTGAATCGGTATCGATGCCGCAGCCTGAAAATGCGATATCCGGTGCGAGCAAATAACGCTGCGCTTGTTCGCATGTTCGGCATTCAGGATCTACCTCCAGAGCGTAAATCCTGCCCGTACTCGGATCGTATGTGCATAATATTTTCATATCATCCGCACACATTAACGATTCCATTGAGAAACTGTTAATCGACACATCTAAAACTTTAGCATTAACATCTTCTAAATACTTCCGCCATCCATACCGTTCGATCCGAATTCTCTTAATCTCTTGATTTTCCTCTCCATTAATCTGCTCGATCGTTTGAGTTTGAGGATTCATTACAATCTGCTCGTCTACCGTCACACCTCCAATCGCCCATATTTTAAATCCATCCTTAAATTCAACTGCTGCCGAATCATCTGAGTGAATGACTCCATCTCGCCATTTAACAGATGGTCGATCGCACACTATACAAACACTTTTAAACGGGAAAATCCACCCGACATTTTTACAGTAATCAGTGTAAAGATCGTATTTTTCACGATCGTATTCAACCCCAATTTGATTTCCCATATCCGCAAATGCTGCGAATCCAATCAACCACTCATTTCGCAGGCTCGAATACAGACTCGAACGCAAGCTCGAATCCAAGCTCGAATCCAAGCTCGAATCCAGGCTCGAATACAGACTCGAACGCAGGCTCGAATCCAAGCTCGAACCCAAGCTCGAATACAGGCTCGAATCCAAGCTCGAATCCAAGCTCGAATCCAGGCTCGAATACAGACTCGAACCCAAGCTCGAATACAGGCTCGAATACAGGCTCGAATACAGACTCGAACTCAGACTCGAACTCAGACTCGAACGCAGGCTCGAACTCAGACTCGAATCCAAGCTCGAATACATGCTCGAACTCAGGCTCGAACGCAGACTCGAACTCAGACTCGAACTCAGACTCGAACTCAGACTCGAACTCAGACTCGAATCCAAGCTCGAATACATGCTCGAACTCAGACTCGAACGCAGGCTCGAATCCAGGCTCGAACGCAGGCTCGAATCCAGGCTCGAATACAAGCTCGAATCCAGTCTCGAATACAAGCTCGAACCCAGGCTCGAACTCAGACTCGAACGCAGGCTCGAACGCAGTCCCGAATACAGGACCGAATACAAGCTCGAATCCAGTCTCGAATCCTTCAAAATCTCAATTAGCAGCATTCCAGTTAGCGGCGAATCTGCAAAAATAAACAACGGCGGTTGTCGATTGATATATTTGTACAGATTAGAGATTGCGTTTGATGCTAAATCTCTGTCTATCGGTGATGTGGCTCGATCTAGCCAATATTGATGGATCTGAGGTATTAGAATCTCTCGATCTGGTGTCAGTTTTGATATTTTGCTCATTGTTTTACTTGGTTGTTTCCGCATTATATTCGCGGTATAAGACCTTATACCGCGATCCATGTCACTACTTCGATTTGTCTGGCATCAAGCACTTATCAGAATCACAAGCAATCGGCCCGGTGAGGTTGTCCGATCCAACCGCTAACGCAGTCACATCCCGATTGGCTAGCGCATCTTCAAAGCTAGGGGCGATGCGACGTGCCATCATCTCGTCAATCAGTCGATTATATGTATCCTTGTCGATTGGCTCGAATGGTAATCGGGGGAACGTCCCATCGGACGCATCGAATCGAGCGAGTAAGGCGGCTGAGATATACCCTTCATCGGCTAGTATCGCCCGATAGATAGCTTCGCCTAGAGCTTCGATTTCATGCTCTCTGAATTCGATTGTCGCGCTAGTGTTGTGGGTTGTGTACCACTGCTGGATTTGCATGTAAAAATCAAATTGAGCCAGCGCACTAAACCGGTTGATATCGATCGCATCCGCTACTGGCAGATTTGCCCATGGCACTTCGATCGGCACTTCTACCAGCCATTCAGTACAGCGCGGATCGAATGGATCGTCTAGCAGGTTGCCATGCTCGTCCTTATCTGATTGGGAGGGGATGACACTATAACCATAATCTAGAGCGGCTAGAGCTACCGGATCTTCACGGCGGAAGGTAATCCGGCGGATAAATCGCTGGGCTTTAGGGGGATGCCAGCCAGGGGATGCACCAGTTAGCAGTGATTTGGTTCCCGCTGGCTGAACGGTAGTACAGCGATTGGGACGCTTGAGATTGTGGCGTTCGCAATATTCGGCAACTGTAGACTCGACAGTCAATCGCCAGTTGGTCAAATAATGCCGCTCGGTAATGCGAAAATAATCGGCCTCATCGATACATGATAATGGCAGATAATCGTTATCTCCTGCACCCCATTTGTCCGGTCGTCCCGCTTCCCACCATTTGAGCCAATCTACACCAAACAGATTAACAAAAAAGTCGAATAATCCGGTAAATGATACGCCAACAATCGGATCTATTTCTCGTGAATATTGCATTTTCTCATCGATAAATTGATGATGCAATAGCGCGCAAGCACTAATAGCAGCGGCTTTAAATGCGCGTGATTGAGCCAATGTATCGAGGGGATCGAGTAGGTTTAAATGCACCTCAGATAAATTGCAAAAATTGTTATTGAGAATAATCTCGCCACAATTGCCAGACATGATGCCGCATGACAGGGCGAATTGATGTGTTGTCGGGACATTGCAACAATAAACCTTATCTGCAATACCAGCATCCGCAATATCCACAACGAATATAGGATGTGTCGATCTGTTGGCATGCATCCCATCTGGTTGCACGTTATGAATTTTTAATTTGTCTCCTCTGGTTAAATCTCGAAGTTCTTTTTTATCTCCAAGAGCCATTACAAACTCGTGATTCGGCGTTGCAGTAATCGCACTCCCGTCACTAAGGTGTAATTCATAAATATCTTTATTGGTGCCAGTTTCGCAAAAACTATCGATTTCAACCCAGTTAAGCCCATCCCAAATATCTACAGTTTTGCCGATCAAGGATTCGATTGGATAATGTCCATTACGAGTCAAAATCATTGTACCAGCCGCTAAGCAAGGATTGGTGCCATATCGCATCATTCGATGGTCCAATTCTTTCTGTACGTTTGTTGATTCTATCGATGAATTATCGAGCAAGAATTCTAGATAGTTACGAGCATCGATTCTCGATACTTCATATTCTTGCAAAAAGATAGATTTCTTGGATGGCGTATCTAATAAATCGACATTAGCACGCATCACCGATTCGCCCGCCCATTGGATGGCTCCCTCACCAGAATGATATTGCTTGCGTACCGCCTCGATGCACTCATCTAGCGTCGGCTTTTGGTGGAAAACGCGAGTATGGTTGCTCATGCGTAAAGCATCGCGTTTAGGGTCGATATGCCACTTGCCATCATCATCTACTACCCACAATCCATCCTTAGCGGTTAGGGCTAATTTATCGTCGCTACTAAATTGACGGATATTGGCAGATCGGCGCACGTTGCCAGCTACTACCGCTAGGGCTGGCTCATCCAATAACAAGCAAACTTCTAGGCTATTTAATTTGCGTCCGACCGCGCCATTTAAAATCTCCACCATCCGCTCGAACATGTGTTTTAATCCCGATGGATTGGATACGCCGCCAAATCCCTTAATAGGCGCACCAGCAGCGCGGACGTGGGAGAGATCGATCGTTAAATGCAATTGACAACTGTAATAGGTTGCAGCAAGGTTTAAAACCGCCAAATACGCATCAACCCATCCTTGTCGCGAATCCCCAACAACTATAGATGCTATCGCCCCATCTCGATTAAAAATGGTCTTTTCAATCGAAGCTAATCCCATCGATTCGACATTACCAGGACTGCCAAATATCTCTAGATTGACGATCGATTCGATAACAGGCAATTTATCTATAACATCTGTCTCGATAATCGTTCCCACTCCGCATCCTTGCATGAGTAAATCCATACAATGAGCCATGCTCCCGAATGAGTCGACAACGATATTCGAGCAGTTATACGCGCCTTGATAATTTTCTGGCTTAGATACCCATTCTGTACCGCCTACCCAGAGCCAGCGACCGCTAGTTAGAGATGTCATTTCTAGATGTTGAGAGCGGATTAATTCAATCTCGGCAATCGTTAATTTTCCCAATTCCGCCAATCCTTTCATAATGCGATCGACTGTCTCGATCCAGAGTTCCCTGCGTCCCGAACTAGTGCGGCGCGAATAGGTGCGATTGTAAACTAATGGAGCTGTAAGCGATCTGTCTAACATTTTTCTATCTCCTTTCTAAATTGTTTCCAGGCTCGAAAATTGCCCGATTGATAGTATCTACTACTAACGCATTCTGCTACATGCTCGAATGGCGATAGATGGGGCGGACTGGCTTGCAATAATTTATCTGCCCTCGCCAAATCTCCATCACGATCGAATGGTTTCAATCCATAACTCACCCGCGCGCATCGACTAGCTGAAAGCTTTTTATGGTTATCGATCGTATCGGGATAATCGTCAGCACTAATGTACGGTAGATGCCATTCTCCAGATTCTAAAATATCTGGAGTCGAGTCGATTAACGCTCGATACATTTGACTCACTAACTCGTAAAACTCAGGCTGTGCGTCTGGATGCATCCTGAGATCGAATAGATTTTGCCACTCAGTTGATGTGATTACACCATCTGCGCAGATAAACCCCTCCAAAAGACGATTTACGTGCTGCTTATGGAGTCCGATAGCAGATAGTAAGTAATGGCAAATACAAGCACTCCTGGCGGCAAATATCCACAAGATAGGAGCTATTTTTAATCGCCATCCTTTCAACTCGTCCCCAGCAACCATGCCCGCTCGATTAGACCCCCAACTAATCGGAATAAATGGATCGTGCCAAACCTGATAGCGGATTGTTTTAGCAGGGATAGCGCGAGATGAATTAAACGAAAGCGACAACACCCGATGACGGGCAATCTCCTGTAATAAAAACTTGGGTACTCGAACTTGAAACGTCGTTAACCGGATACCGCGAGAGCCGATTGAGTCGGCGATGATAGCCGCTGATATTTTAGATGTATTTGCCATATCTTTTCTCATCCTCTTCGAGTTTTAACTCGACTTCTTTATCTTTGGAGTATTCTTCTATTGCCAAATTGCAGGCATCGATCGCTAACTGTATCTTCGATTTAAGATTGCCAATAAATCGAGCGTAGCTGTCGCTTTTCCCGTATGTCCGAACATTATTCAACCTCGTCTTTTCCCATTCTAGGTATTCGACTGCTTTGGCAAGATCTTGTCTCGGGTCGGGATCTTTTTGTCCGGCTCTCCAGAGGTATTTAACGGCATTTAGCAGATTAAAATTCCATTTACGATGCTCTTCCAAATGCCAGATAGTATGTATGCAATCTTCTTTATATTCAATTTCAAATATATTAAGAATTTGCCTACCAATCGATGATGGTGTTTGATAATAAGGTTTAGCCATTATTGTTTAATTTCTAATCTGAATGGGCATCATTAAGTATAGTAAAAAGCCATCTGACGAGACGATTGTTACTGGTTCTAATGCGCCATTGATATTAAGAGTTGCTTTTTCATCGTCAAACATTTTCAATCCTTGCTGAAAGTATTTGAGGTTCAATCCGATATTTAAAGGCGATCCGATTAATTGGCATTCCATCGTCGATATTGCCTCGGCTGCATCGCGACCGGACGATATGGTTAATGTATTTGGCTCTAACGATAGCTGTACCATATTATTGGCGATTGCTACCTCAGCAATCGATAGTAATTCAAGCATTTCTAATCGATCGACCGTCAGCGTGCGTGATGCAGATTTGGGTAAGAGCAATTCGTAATCGGGATATTTACCCTCATAAACTCGACACGTAGCCGATACGCTGTCGTCGGTAACGAACAATGCCTCATTAATGCCAATCGACATCCGAATCTCTTCGGCAATGGTATCGGGCAATTTGCTCAGGAACTTAGCGGGTAAGGTTACAGGTTCGATATCCCATTCACAGTCGAATTTGCAGACCGTAAGTCGATGTCCATCGGTACTAGCTAGTGTTGCTGCTTTAGTTGCCGAATCGGCTTTAATATTAATCCCCTGTAATAATGGCTTTGTTTCATCCTTGGACACGGATACAGAGCAAGCATCGACCGCTCGCCCGAATGAGTTAGCCAATAATCGAGATCCGATAGGCTCATCGATTTTAAATATCAGATCTGGATACTCGGTGGCATCCAAGATCTGAAATTCTACATTACTCTTGTCGGTACTAAATGTTGCTTTATTATCATCGATAACAATCTCTAAATCGCCTTTTAGCTTATCTAATAGACTAGATAAATCCTTCTCAAGAATGACAAACGATCCGATAGCATTGCATTCAGCCTCGCAGGTAACTTGCAAACCTTCAGCTAAATTATAAGCGGTTAAGACCAAATTATCTGGCTCGACACACTCGATTTTAATCCCTGCCAAAACTGGCATTAATGGCTTGGTTGCAATACAGGGTTTAATCGAGTCAACTGCCTTTTTTAAGTTTTTAGATGATACGTTAATTTTCATTTTTTATACTTCCTGGTTATTTGTAGCTTTTGCAGTCGAGTTAGCTGCTTATTTTCTTTCTTATCTGCGATATCGGCAGGCATCAACATTAGTGGATAATCTGGTATCGCTTGTTGATGTCTCTGCCATTGGGTAGTGGCTATAAACCTAGTCCACATGCGTGATACCTTTATATCGATTATGTTCGCCTGAGATTATCGCAGAAGGAATAAATGCGCCGATGGCGATACCCGTTAGTAGAGCGATAGTGATGTGTTTGATATTGAGTGGAATCATGCGAACAAAGATAGTTGATTATTGAGATTGGCTGCGATTTCTAGATTGGCTTTTGCTTGTTGGTAGTAGCTGTTTTTAAGCTCCGATCCAACAAATCGCCGTTGCATTTTTAGCGACACATATCCCTCAGATCCGATGCCTGTAAACGGGCTGAATACCAGATCGTTGGGATTGCTCCAGAGCTGTAAACAGCGTTCGATAACATCTAATTGCAGCGGGGCGATATGGCGTTCGTCTGCATGTTCTCTAGCCGATTCTTTTTGGAGGGTATTGCTTGGATTGATATCCATCCAGACAGGAGATGCGTAACGTTGCCAGATATCGATTGATGTTTTTTTGTCGATATTGTCAACTGGTTCGGATGGAAAATTACGATCTGATTCGCCAACAAAATAATTAAGTTTACCCGCAATCGGATTGATGTTATTACCTGGCTTGCGCATCGTCACCAGATAGTCTGGAATACCCTGACGAGACATTGCCGAATCCTTTTCTAGCTGTTTGTGTAGCAGTCCCAGTGCTTTAGTTCGCTGCATTGCAATCACCGGATCTTTCCAGATAACTACTTCTGAATGGTAGATAAAGCCTTCAGATTGAAATGCTTTGATTAATTCGCCCCTGAAATCCTTTAAGCCAATCGCGCCGTCGTGTTGCTTGCTCATGGGTAAATTCATGCAGTGAAAACTCACCAGTCGCCCTGGCTTGATAATCCGATATAGTTGCCCGATTAGGAATTGAAAATGCTTGTAAAATTCATCGTCACTAGTACTATTCCCCATGTCTCGATCGCTAGCAGAATAGGTATAGAGCGAGCTAAATGGCGGGGAGAAGATGGAATAATCGATTGAATCGGATTCGAGTTGACTGGCAACATCTACACAGTCACCTAGATACAAATCCCAGCCATTGCCGCTAGTTTTATCAGTCGTATATTCGGTTTTTTTGTCGTCCGATCCAGCGTGTAAATCGGTGGTAATGTATTGTTTGGTTTGTTCGGTCATTTCGTTTGCGATTGCCTCTTTTCGTCTGATATTTTTAAGCACCGCGCCTTCCGAGCTAGCGGTGATGATATGCACGTTTACCGCTTCTTTCTGCCCGAATCGCCAGCATCTTCTAATTGCCTGATGTAGCGATTCATAGCTGTCGGATAAGCCTACGAATGCGATATTGTGGCAGTTCTGGAAGTTCATCCCAAATCCACAGATCGATGATTTGCTGACTAATACCCTGGTAGATCCCGACACGAAATCAGCCATCGCAGTCTCTTTAAATTCATCCGAATGCCTGCCAGCAACCTGTACGGCATCGGGAATATTTTTCTCTAGTTCGTCCCCTTCATCGTTTAAATCGCACCAAATCAGCCATTGTTCGTCAGAATTGTTAACTAACTCAGCACAGGCACCAACGCGATCGCTTAGCGATTCTCTACGAGCGCGGCGGCGTTCCATCAGATCGCCCGCTTCGAGCTTGAATAATTGCCCATCGTCTGGCGTAAGTTGTCGATCGATTACGATATCGTGATACTTGAGTTCGGGCAGGTCGTAACCTTCATTCGGATACCCTAAATCGGATGGCTGTTCGATCGTCATCGCCCATTGCGATACCCACTGCCAGAATTCGCCCTTAGCGTGCCCTTTTAATCGCCACTTGGATGTATTGCCGCCATCGTGAGTAAAATAGGTGGCTAGCATCTCTACACGGCTCATCGCGCCTAGAAATTCGGCATGGTTGCCCAATTCCATATAATCGTTAGGCGATGGCGTGGCGGTGCAGGCTAATTTGTATGGGGTTTTGGCAAACGATTCAATAATCTGGTTGCGAGTAGCAGATGAATAGGATTTAAGAATCGAGCTTTCATCTAATACGATGCCAGCGAATAAATTGGAATCGAATTTTTGCAGGGATTCGTAATTGGTAATTACAATTCGATCGCTATCTTTAACAATCCCGTCTTTAGTAAAGCGGGCAGAAATATCAAACTTAATTGCTTCGGATTCGGTTTGTTTGCCCACGGCTAGCGGTGTCAGTACCAATACTGGCTGCATGGTACGGTCGATTACCTTATCCGCCCATGCCAACTGCATCAAGCTTTTGCCCAGTCCGCAGCCTGCAAATATTGCAGCCTTGCCCCGATACAATGCCCAGCGGACGATATCGCACTGAAAGTCGAATAGATGGTGGTTTAGTGCTGTAGTTGCGAATCCGGATGGTTGGATCGATCTAGATTTTTGATGTAAAAATTCACTGTAATTAATATTTGAATGCATTGATTTCACTTGTGTTTTCTATGATGGTCTCGACTGCTAGTCGATAGATATGCACGCGCCAATTATTCGTCTCCAGTCTCTAGAGTATAAGATCTTATACCCTAGAGATCGTCAGTCAAATTACGCAGATACCTGTGTAGATTTGTTGCTAAATTCCTCGATTTTATAACTCGCCCATTTGTGGTGATATCCAAGCTTCGCGCCGATATAGTTCCAGGCTTCAGGCGGCAAGTATTGCTTGGTAGCTAGATCCATTAAGCGATATACACACCACTGAGACTTATAGCCACGCGATGCACCTTCAGCCACAATTGCGTCGATACTAGCCATCGCCGATTCTAGTTCGGGAGTGCGGGCGATCGATTTGCCTGCGATCTTGATAAATTTAGTACCGGTAGGTGCGATGTCTACAATCCGCTCTTCAACTAGGTCGGTCTTCTCGTTCCGAACGTATTTGGTACGCTCTTTTTGCTTGCGCTCGACCCCGTCCAGGCTCCATACGCGCAGATCGTCGGGCATTCCCAATCGCTCGTAATTGCCAGCCAAATCGACAATTATCGCTCTATCTTTGCCCTCACATGGGCGTAAGGCTCTGCCCACCATCTGGAGGTAGCGAGATAGGCTAGCAGTCGGGCGGGCGAGGATGACACCATCTAGAGATGGGATATCTAACCCCTCGTCGAATAGAGCGCAATTGGTGAGTACCTGAATCTCTCTGTTTCTGAATAGCTCCATCGCGCTACGACGCTCGGATGTGTCGGTAGTGCCATCTAGATGGTGGGCGGTGATGCCAGCAGCGCGCAGGTAGCGGGCGATGGTATCGGATTGCTCGCAGGATACGGCAAATACTACCGCCTGTTTGCCTGCTAGATGCTGTTGATAGCACTCGATTACCTGATTGGCTACCACATCGCTAGGATTGGCTTCGGCAATGGCTTCGGCTTTGTAGTCACCGCCGCGCTTAGTCAATCCCGCCACGCTCATCTGATTGGCTACGCCATAGTATTCGTAGCGGCTGAGGCTGCCCAGATCCATTAATTCGGATACGGTAATCCCACAAATCAGATCGTCGAATACTCCTCTAAATCCTTTCCCGTCTAAGCGGATCGGCGTAGCGGTTACACCTAACACCCGCGCGTTAGGATAGCGATCGAGTATGGTGGTATAGCTCTTACTGGTAGCGTGATGCGCCTCGTCGATAATAATCAGGTCGAACTCTGGGCATCCATTCAGCCGTCTGCCCATGCTCTGTACCGATCCGACTTGAATATCTCGATCGTATTGGCTCTTAATCCCCGACTTAATCACACCTACAGGCTCGTTAGTAATCATCTCTAACTTATCCACCGCCTGGTTGATTAACTCTTCTCTATGCGCCAATACCAGGCATTTGAGATTGGATTTAATCGATAGATTGACAATCGCGCTCAATACGATAGTCTTGCCGCCGCCCGTGGCTAACTGCGCCATTACCTTGCGGTTGCCGGATTCCCAAGACTGATAGATTCTGGAGATTAGATCTTGTTGATAGGGTCTGAGTACTAACATTAGATCGCTACCTCATAACCTTGACGAATCAGGCTGTATGCAACACTTCCGGAGCATACCCAGAATCTACCATCATCGCCCATCAATATAGTTCCCACTACATTTTTAGCTTTGTACTCTTTAGCTTCGGTCAGTGTTTCAAATTTTCTCATTGTTTTGTCCTTGATATAACGCCTTATACCCTAGTTATAACTAATGGCAAAATTAGTCGGTGCGATCGATATCACCGTTTGAAAGGATGTAACGGCATCAATGCTAGTAATAAAATTGGCACGATTAATATCCCGATCTAATGTCAACAAATCGATCCTCTTTCCGCTCTTCTTTCCGCTCTCTTCTTAGCTCGTGATATCCTTTTTCAGCTAACCAGCGATAGCAGAAAGTATTCATCATCTGGGGATGTGGGCGATCGCCTAGAGTCCAATCGATGCCAGATAGTTCGCACTCAATTTTAAGAGCGCAATCAAAATCGGTCTTGAGGTTTGGCTCTAGCTCCATCCAATGGTTGGCATGGGAGATCCAAGGGTACATGTTATGCATAATTTATCGTTTGCACAGTGCTTTAGAAATACAGTCAATTGCGCTAAAACTCTCAGCCACAATCGCGTCATTATCATCAAGAGCGATCCAGATAGAGCCGCAGCCAACTAATGTAAATCCGCGCTCGTTGGCTAATTTCTGGCAGTAAGAACGATTATCGAAGAAGGCTGAGATAAATTTCATGGCGTTAATTTGTTAGTTGTACTGGTGAATTATTAAAAGCGGTAGTTCGACTTACTATGCTTGCCGCTGTTAGTGTATTTTTGGTATAACCTCTTACACTCATGCACCAGTTATAACTAGTAAAAAATCCCTATGGTGTGAGGGACATCACAGGGATTCGGGTATTTTAGGGGGCTTTATATTTTCTTCTGTCGCTGCGAGTTTTGGCTATTTCGGCGGATAAACGTTTGGCAGCGGCTTCGCGTTCGATTCGCTCCAGCCTGCGGCGGTTGGCTAGCTCTATCTGTTTTTCGTATCGATCGTCTATCATGATGGTTCGATTGGCGATTGCTGTTTGATTCGATTGATGCGAGTTATCGGGTATTCGCGCTCGGCGATACCTAATTTAATTGCGGAATCGGGATCTAGGCGAACGTTGCAATAGTAAGCCTTGTTAGGCTTCTGGTAGTATTCGCCAACCGTCACACCTGTAATCCGCTTGCTATTTTCGCAGCCACTATTGGCGATATCCATGACAAATACTGGAATCCCAGGAGCATATTCGGATCTAGGCATATTCGATCTCCACTTCTGATTCGCTAGGTGGCAATGCTAGCGTTTGAGAATTTTGTGGCAATGCTAACGATTGAGTTGGCATCAGCAGATCGAATACCTTATTTGTCATGCCGTCATTGCGGCCCAGAAAGAATCGATCCCAATTATCTTGAGTCGGCTCTACATGGGAATAAACCTTGCATGCGGGCGATTTAGCATTATTACCAGCTAACTCGCGTTTGACCGTAAACTGGAACACGCAGAGGGATTTAAATCGGGCATCTCTAGGGCGAGTGGGGATGCTATTCGCGGTCGCATGGCATTTAGTCACCTCGTCGGTTAACCGTTGCCAGTGCTGAGCAAAACTAGCCAGATTAGATCCCTTTGCTAAATATACTAATGGCGTTTCATGTAATAACTGATTGGATGCATCTAGCAGCAGAACATTATAAATTCTGGCGCATCCATATTTAGATCGATCGCTGTGTTCGGATTTGCGGTAAACACCAGCACATACCATTCGTTCGGCTTCTGTAGATGCAACGCGATCGATGGCAAATAGTGGTGTTTTCTCGACCACTGCCATGCGCGGCTCTTTAATTAAAATCCCTTCCTCAGTCGAGCCGGAATTAAACTCATAGCTGACGATTCGATCTGGATCGAAGTCTATCCAACCGCAAGCAGCCATGTTAGCAGCACTGATAAAATAGCCACATGCATCAGCACCGGATTCGCCCCTGAGCGGTTGAATTCTCGGTAACGGTCGATTGTTATCGATGTATTCATCGCTAGCGAATTTATCTTTAATTACTGATTCGTTCGTCAAAATCTCTTTAGTTTTAGTCATTGGTTTGCGTTGTTTTGGGTAGCAACTATCGCTATTAGAAAATATTTGCGCTACAAATCTAAGGTATCATTTCTTATACCTTAAAATCATCCGCTTTTGTACTCAAATTAACTCGCTCGCTCGGTTAGTTTAGCTTTTAATTCGGGTTCGATCGAGCTATTTAGCAATGCGGCGATAACCTCTGGTGAATATGTCGTTACGAGCGTATGGGCGATGCTCATATTCTCGCGCATCCATGCTCGCACCTCACATACGAAAAGATCCCACTCTGACTGGATTGCAGCCGTTTCAGAAGTGAATTTATTATCGAGACACACGGTTTTTAGTATAAGAGTATCTTTATTACTAAAAACCGTGTGTCTCGCACTCAGATCCGGTACCTGTATGGCTTGCGAGCGTTCGATGGTTTGAGCGTGCTTGGTGGCTATAGCGGTCGTGAGAATGTCCCGATAGGCGAGTCGGTCGGATGCTGCGTAAATCGATTTACGTGCCTTTTTAGAGCCGATTTGGCGTTTCTTCTTGCCCTCTTTACCAATCAGTCTCAGGATCTTATTAACGATTGCAATATCGCTATTTTGCAATCCGCCATTACTGCCGATATGCGCCTTCGAGCAGGTGATACCAAAAAGGCGCAAGAAGTCGCCTGACCTCTTGCGGCAATATGCGGCAGTCGAGATAATTAGCTCGTCCTCAGCCATATATTCTCGCCCATCTCCAATCGCCTGCAAGTCGCGCCAAATTGGGTACAGGAGATTATACTTCTGCTCGCACTTTGCGACGCGATTGTAGAGGATATGCGCCCCATTATGCTGTTCGATGATATTAATCCGGTCGATCGCGTGTGCTAGTTCGGGAACGTCGAGGAAGTATGCTAATTCGCATTGGCGGATAAACTTTTTGCGGTCTACCACCACAACATCATGGATTAGGTCGAATCCTAGTTGTATCCCTGGCAGCTCGTGGTGCAGCAATGTCTTGGATGCTACCGTCCGCTGCTCTTGAGTGCTATCGGATCGGGACATGGTAATTTGAGCCTGCAACAGGCTCATTTTGGTGCCATCCGCCCGATCTAGTGCCGTGGATTCCTCTATATTCAAGATCTTTTCGATATCGCCCATCGCCGATTTAATGTCGAGGTTGAGGTCGATATTATTATCAGATCGATACTCGCTCGCCGCCTCACTCCAATCGACAATCCCAACATTATGCCCCGCTTCGATTAAATCGTGTCGGAGGTAATAGAGTGCGTTATTTTTGCACAGATTGGCTCTTACTACAAACTTCGCATACAGATCGTTCCATAACTCCCCTGTCGGCGAGTTTTCGATCCGCCCGAATCCTTGAGCTAGCGACGTTTGATTGGCAGTAGTTTTTAATTGTTTTTTAAGACCATCGACCGTTAGAGGTGCATTTTTAGTATCGCATCCGCGCTTTCTAATAAAGATATCGCGCGGGCAATTCGATCGATACCGACCTAGCATCTGCATCTGTGTACGCGCATCCAAGTTAGGCGCGTACATCATCACGCGATCGAACAGCGGGCGATCTAGGTGCTTATCATCGACACTAAATCCTGATTCAATCGTTGGCGATAGTATCAACAATCGCGTACCTCTAGATTGTAAAGCTTCGACCGGATTGGCGATTAACTCGCGCTGCTCTATCAGTGTTTTACTATCTACCCGCTCGATCTTGCTTGCTAGCTCTGGCATTGCCATCGATACCAACCGCTCTATTTTCTCGCCATATTTTTGCGAAGTAGTGGGCAGTACGATCCGCTCGCCATTTTTGAGTCGTGATAGCAATAGCTCGGAAAAATCATACGACGATCCATCCGCAATCGAGACATCCCAGTTAAAGATCTGGTGCTGATTTTTAATAATCTTACGCTTGACGATATCCCCGCCCATCGCGCACAATCCCTCAATCGCGATATCGGTGAGATTATCCTGCAATGCGATTACCGCGCCGCCAGTGCTCACGATGCGGCGGACTAGGTTGCTAAAGTGGTTTTGCACCGCTGCATATCTAGATTTAGTCGTCTCACCACCTGCGATGTGATTTAATACCGCTTCCGCCTCATCCAGTACCAGCAGCGTCCCATCTGGCACGTCGTCCAAATTGAGTCGGATCGAGCTATCGGCTACGATAGCAATCCGCTTGGCACTATTAATATAAGCATCCGCATATCCATGTCCCGTGCGGTAACTGTCGATGCCCAATCGATTGCTAGTCTGGTCTAACAATCCATTGCGGTAGGATACCAGCAATATCCGCCCATCGGGATGCACCCGTTCCCATCGGTCGCATAAATCCTTTAATTGTTCGGTCTTGCCCGTTCCCATCGGCGAGGATACGAATAGCATCGTCCCACCGTCGGGCACCCAGATAGTATCTAAGTATCGCTCGGATCTCAACTCGTCCGGCTTAAGTCGGGATTTATTGAGGGTAATATAATTTGTGCCATTGTCCAGGATTCTGGCGTACCGATACCACTCTAAATATTTAATCTCAGTAGTATCGATGTCAATCTCATCGATATCGCCGTCGGATTTATCGTACTGATTCCACCAAGCGACGCTAAGCGTGTCACCAACAAGATCGCGCAAACCATAATATTGAGATCTGATATTGCGATTGAAACTTGCCCCCGCATCGGGATAGAGTATCAGCTCGCAGCCAGGATGCTGGGCTAAAATCTCGCCAATCTGTCCGCTACTACCGCTAAAGTTCCCACCAGATGCACCGATTACTAAATCGCTCGGATATCGCAAGCTAGTGATATAGGGTTTAAAGGTTACGCCCTCAACAAACAAGATCCGCTCTGGATTGGCACGATTGCCCCAAACCGCAATCGGTAGCTCGTCATGTTTTTTAGTCCTGTTATTGCCAGTGCGATCCCAGATATATCCAGGCTCCGCCCCAATTTTAATCTGCGCCCCAACTAGCAATCCCTCATAATTAGGGATCGGCAAGATTAATTTATTGCCTACGGTATAAGCGGTTATACGCTCGATATCCGCATCAGAAAGCCCGCGATCGATAAACCGCTGGCGATGGATACTGCTGATTGGATTGTCTGTATAATTTTGTCGATACTCGCGATCGATAATCTCTGGAGTCGCTGCCCGCGCTCGCCGCTCCTTATTCGCCCGTTCCCGTTCCCGCTCGGCTTCACGCTTCTTACGTCCCCATTCGCGTCTTTCTTCTGCCGTACGCTCTTTAAAAGTATCTGGCACCCACATCGAACATCCAGTACCCGTTAGGGTGCCTTTGAGGTTTTTCCATCCTGCGATTGTATCGTTAGGGGATGTACTTTTGCAGTGGTTTACACCATTCCACTCCACACATCGACTGTTGCGAGTATGGCAGATGGGGCAATCGCCGTTATTGCTGCGCTCGCTGTAGCGGATTTTGCTATTGTTGCTATTTGTCTGATAACCTGTTACCATATATTTAAGAATTTGTGGTACAACTAATTATACTCGATATCTTAGGATATTGACTATAATTACTTCGCAGGGTAGAGCAGTTTGGTAGCTCGCTAGGCTCATAACCTAGAAGTCGATGGTTCGAGTCCATCCCGTGCGTTTTGCAGGCTACCCCATCCATATGCAACGAGAGAGCCGATCTAGAATTCTAGATCGGCTCTCTCGTATGTCAATATATGGATGTATTGGCATCGATAATAATAGGAGTTATATTAGAAGAGTAAAGACAACCACCACCGAGTCATGAACGCAGCAATCGCCCAGAAACTAAATATTCTAGAGTCCGCAATCCTAGAGATTCAGGAATGGGCGCACGTTCTGCTAGTCCGGTTTGTTGGTGGTTGTCGGTTTGTAAGTAAGAAGGTAGTCAAGATGCCAGAGATCGATAAATCAAAGTCGCTAATCCATCCCGCCTCAAAACTGCCTCAAGCGCAGTACGACCATAAAAAAATACAAAAAGGCATTATTAAAGAAATTTCAGAAATAACAACCGATTTACATGGATGGAAAGAGTTAGCGGAAATTATTTGTACGCAAGTAGTTAGAGAAGATTTTGCCGCAATTAGAGCGGCATACGACAAAAAAGGCAGTCTGCCGCTAGTTTATACAGAAAACACAAGCCGATTAGTTACAGAAGCAATGTACTTAATCGATCGATTAGACAAGGACGATACATTAGAGAATATGATGAAAAAAGTTCGACTAGATATCGATATGAGAGAAAATCCTGAAGCATATTGCTGATTAAATCAGAAAACAAAGGGAAACAATCAATATCCGGATGACGTTGAGTAATGGCAGGAACTAAAAACAGTGGTAATAGGACGGGTGAACCCCGAAAGAGTTCGCCCCGTCCTCAGTCCCAACCCCGAAAGAGCGGGCAAGCATTTAGCACCCGCCATCTAGACGATCGAGGGCTATTCGATCGATCTGCACTCTCCAAATCTGATACGGTTAACAAGGGGTTAGAGGCGATCGAACTCCTCAGTTTATGTGCCAGCAATGGCGACGAGCGAGCGATCGAGTATCTAGCCTCGATCGGGTTGCAGGTTATCGAGGAACGGGTCGAGCCGATTGTCGTTCTCAAGCCCGATGGAGAGGTAGCGGCGTGGATTTGTTGAGTCCGATATATCTAACTAACCTCAATCCCGCCATCAATACTCCACGCTTTTGATGCCCGCACACTCCAGATGCGGGCATCATCTTTTAATAGCGCATCCATGAAGCCTTTTAATAAATTGTCGATATCCGGCTTGGATTGACATGGCAAACCATTCATTCGATCGCGTTTCTTCTTACTCCAGGATGCGGGCATGGGCATGTAAAACACGATATCGATCGCGTCCGGTACTTCCCGATCTCCCCAGGCTGCGCGCAGGGCATCGCAATAGGATCGGTACCTCATTACGCAATCTCTCTGATTCCACTTATCCGATCGAGTCATCCGTGGTTTTGCTACTGGTATTATCTCTATCCGCATTTATGCTTAAGTAATGTTGCGTAGATAGATGCACGTAAGTAATTACTCGTAGCTGTGACCTGCATCACATACCCTTTTTTTTGTTCTGGATGTGACGGAAATCACAGACGATATCACCATCGAAAATGCCCAGAGATTTTTTACCCTCAAAATCTCGATTTGAGTTTATAAAAAAATCTTGGACTCCCATCCGTCAATCTCCCCTTGCGAATCTTTTTAACCAATCCTTGTAGTTCCATCCAATGCAGGTGAAGAAATGTATTCTTATGGTTTTTTTGCCCGACCGCATCACTGAATTTTTGCAATGGATAATCATACGACCATTCATAATCGACTAACACTGTTTTTATTTTTTCGACTAGCTCGAAATCGATCCTGCGTCTATCCATATGTCTAATGATGATAAGGTTTGCTATAATTTTAAGATATAAGTAGTTATACTCAAACCGCCATATGGCTTTTAATAGCGGCTCATCCGATTACAGTCCTGGCGCAATCGATCGCGAGAATATCGATCGATTGCGGAATCGGCGTAGTTTTGCCGACTATCAGAAATGGAGCGATGCAGCGGCGGCGGCGAGCGAGAGAGCTGCCGACAATCAAGCAACTAGAACGAATTTAGCGGCTAAATCTGCGGCGAATTTAACCAATGAAATGGCGGATCGAGATCTCGCCCGCAGCTTGCAATCTAAAATGCTCGATGCGGGAGTGAAATCGGGAATGCCGGATGACAAAGCGGCAGATCGAGCGGCGATTGCTACTGAAGGTGATAAAAATCGTGCTCAAGGATCGTTCTTACAGAGAGCTGGATTGGCGGCTGGTAATGCCAATGCGAATAGCAATATCGAATCGAATGAGAAAATTGCTAGATTATCTCAACAGACGCAAATGGCGGAATCAAAAGCGGCGACGGAGCGGGCATCAATTGCGGCTAGAGCGCAAATCTCATCGGCAATATTAGGCAACAATCAGCAATTTGGAGGGTATTGGTAGTATGGCTTTTGGATTTAGTCCTGGCATGATGCGCGGAGAGGTATCTTTAACCGCCGACCAAGCGGAAACAGATAGATTGGGGCGGAATTTAAAAAACCAGCAATTAGAACTAGATGCAAAATCTGCTAAATCGGCTGCCGATTTGTCTGATGCCCAAAATGCGGTAGAATTAAGTAATATCGAGTTAGCCAGACGAAAGGCTCAACAGAAGTTAGATAATTTTAATTCTGGTGTAGTTAGCTCTCGCGATCGAGAACAGGATATGTCCGATTTCGAGCGCAAAAAGCAATCCGGCGATTACGATTTGAGCAATCAAATTAAGGCATGGGGTTCGGCTAATCAGTATCGAATGGCTGAAGCCGACCAATCAAATGTAGCTCAAAAAGATCGATTGGGAATGCAATTAGATACTCAAAAATCGATGCAACAAGCCCAAATCGGACAGGAGAATAGACTCAGACGCGATGATTTTAATCGAGCGGTTGATGGATTTAAGATGAATTTTTAGGTATGCCCAAAGCAGCAGCGGGAAGCAATAAAATCGAATTAGCATTGGCCGATTGGAGTGCTGACGATCGACAAGACGCGATCGATTTTGCCCTGCATCCCGCCAATGGTGCTACAGCAATCATGCTGTATTTAAACAAGCGAAATATTAAAGCATCGGTTGATACGGTTCATCGCTGGCAAAAATCTTTAATAGCTGAAAGTGCCAGAGTAAATCGCATCAGGCAGGTCATAAACGACTACAAAGGACTAGAATCGAGCGAAATCATTGCTTTTGTTGCTGGCTCGATGGCAGAGGCTTTAATCGGCATTCAGGAGGCTGTAGCACGTTCTGAAGAGAACATAAGTTACAAAGACATTCAGGCGTTAACTTCGCTCGCAAAAGAGGCTAGATCGTCGGCAATTGCTATGCAGACACCGCATTCTAGCGCATCGGCTAAAGAATTAGAATTAGGATATGTGATGTCTGCATTCGATAAATTAGAGGCAATTTTTATCGATGATGAGATTGTTTTAGAGCGAATTAGATTGGCATGTAAAGGTATTTTGACCGAGATTGAGGGTAGTTATCAAGGTTGAGTTAACTGCTGGAACAAACCAACACTTTGAGAACTGGTATTCGTATATACCGTTACACCTCCCGATCCTGGCAAGGGTCGAGGATGAACTGGGGATATATTATTAGTGGTTGCGACTGGAATTATCCGAGGATTCTCTAGATTGGGATCGGTTAACAGATCGAATTCCACTCCTGTCTGAAAAACATAGCAGCGAGTGGAATTGAGCCAATATAGAAAACCTGGATTGCTATTGACGGGCGAATAATATTGATACGTAACTAACTCGATAAAGCTGGTTAGTGCAGAACCGAACGAATCGACCGTTTCTGATGGATAGGTGTTTGATGCATCCGACAAGCTAATAGTTCCGCCATTATTGGCAGGCATTAGCAACGAAGAGAACGAAACTCTAAACGCCTCGATATCCGCATCGCTTCTTGTTGAGGGATTGGGCGTAGGGTGGTCTGTAGGTGAGTTTAGATCTTGGTTTGAATTATCGGTAATGACGAGAGGGCTGCCACAAAAGAAATGGATATAGCGGACGTTTATCGCCGCCGCCCAATCCTTAACAACCGCCTTTGAGACGATTAAGTCCTCAGTAATTATAGATGGGAAGTCGAAATATTCTCTACTGTAAAAGTTGCCAGCTAGACCGTAGTTAATAAGATAGTTAGAAGCAATGTTCTCCGTTATTAATGCTTGTTTCCCTGGCAATGATAATTGACCCGTCGCATTGAAATCTGGATAATTGATATCCGTAAAATCCAGTACTGGGATTGAGGAATTAGAACCCCACACGTTCGCTCTGACGTTCTGCCCGATAGGTCTGCCGAGGTATGGAGATTGTCTGATAACTCTAAAGCAAATCGAGCTTATATCGGCTGCTGATGGCTTGACGGTAACTAATTCAGAATTTAAATCTCCATCTATCTCGTAAATATCCGAATCATCATCGTCTAGCAGTTTTAATTCGATATCTTTATCATCCTGCTCGGATGGATTATCTAATGGCTCGATCGATACATCCACATAACTAGTATTTGCGGGAATCTCAATTATCGGTCTGCCATCACCATCGACCGATACGCCACTGACAGTATAAAAAGCTGGCAAAATATCGGTATTTAGTTCGTACAGAATCGATAGCGGTTTATCGTATTGGCGATCGATTGAAATCCTAAATACAAAGCTCATCCCGCTACCGGATTCCAATTCATCCGCACTACCAGGAGCTAATCCAATCGATACTATTCGGAGATTGGTTAGGCACATAGAAACGGGATCGCCTGGAGCTAGTACAGTCCATTTCCATGATGCATTTTTAGGCGCGCTAGGCTCAAATTTAAGCACGTTATTGGTAGCGTGCAAACAGATTTGAGTGGGACTTTTGCCCGATCCATTAAATAGATCGTACCGATTATTGTTGTAGGTAAAGCTAATCGACGGTAATGGAATTCCCCGTCTATCCAATCTCCGTAAAACCGGATCTTCCTGCCTGCCTGAATTGTCGGTAACGATGCCAATCTTATCTAGAATCCAGTTGTAGACCGCAAACATCGGATCTTGAGTAGAGCCGAGCATTTGAAAGACATTAAGCGTCCCTGGTGGATTTTGCCCGATTTGGATTGGTTCTGATGATATAACTACTATCGCGAAATCTAATAGCGGATTGTTTAAATCGTTGCGACAGGCGTAGGCTTGACCGGATAGAATCGTGAGAATTAGTTTTTTATACTTAACGATTATTTCGTATTCCTTATACGCACTTTCCGGCGCGATAGTTTGTGATTTTTCTATCGTGTTGTAGGTATATTCGATATCGGACTTAACTGGAATGGTTCTGACGCGATCGGATACTAGCGGTAATTCTGAGTCGTCTAACTCGTCCGAATTATCGGAAGGATTGTAAATATCCGGATCGAACAACTCATCTATTATCAATTCCCAGCTAATTAACTCTCCGTCGAATCCGGTAGATTGAGAGTTAGCATTTCTAGGTTGGGAAACTCTAAAACTAACTGTATTCGATTCGGGTAGTTTATCAAACTGGGGAATATTGGGCACATCTTTTTTAGGCTTGCGATACTTATCCCCTCTGCCGCTCCCGCCTTGATTGTTCCATTTCTTTTGATAGGGCATCGACTATTTGCACTAAAATAAAGATGAGCGATATCATTAACTAGATCGTCAATATGATAACACAGCGATTCGATCTACCGTTGGAAACGATAAAGACTTTATTCCCTGCTTTTTGTAATGGGTATGGATGGTTGAGTATTGAAGAATTGAATCTAATCGATCCGAATGCTGATAGGTTTATTATCGTTGAGATGGCTAATTTTATCGACAATAGTATATTTGTAAATGTGGTACCAGATATTCGCCCGATAATATTATGAGCGTACGATCGAGTAAGGCGACGGCTAAATATTTCAAGCAAAAAGCATCGGATAGCAAGCGAGCTGTTATCAGTCACGATGCGCTAGAATGCCGCAAGGATTTTATTAAATTTAGATCCTATGTGTGCGAACATAAATCCTATCCCCATCATTTAGAGTGGGAAAGGATTTTAAATACGGGTAAAAACGATGCAAATTTGAGAGGGATTGCGGGCGATGATACCCTGATTCTCGCCCCTCGTGGCAGCTCCAAATCGACATTCTTACTCGAATGGGCGGCGTGGTGTATCGGCACCCATGCAATTGCTGGAGTCGCCATTAAAATCCTGTATGTGAGTTATGAGATTACTACCGCCCAGAACAAATCGGAACAGATTCAATCGATAATTGCTTCACCTAAATATCGGGAAGTATTCCCCGAAGTTAAACCAGGCGCAAAATGGGCGATCAAGCAATGGAGTATCGATCGCGCTCATGCGGGATTATCCACAATCGACGAGCCGTATACACTCGCCTGTACGGGATTGAGAGGGACTGCAACTGGTAAACGATCGCATCTAATCTTACTAGACGATCTGATTAAATCGCCCGATGATATCGCCGCGATGGAAGTTAGAGAGAAGATGGCTAGCAATTGGAATAGTTCGATTAGTAAGACGCGATTTAGAGATGGCGGTAGAGCCGTTTGTTTGGGTACTTTAATGCGGGCGGACGATATTTATAATACCGAATTTACCACTGCCAAGCATTGGCGGAGGGTCATCCAGAAAGGGATCGTAATTAATAAGATTACGGGTGAAGAAGAATCTTTTTGCGAGGAGATGGCACCGTTATTAAATCTTCAGAGAGAGCGGGAGTTAGATTTAGAATCGTTTGAATTCCAGATTCAGAATAATATCGTTCGCATCAAGACTCAATCGATCGATCCTGCCTGGATTATTAAAGGCAGTATTCCAGACAGGCTAGATAAAATTGTAGTCGGTATCGATTTAAGTTCTGGCACGAAAGAGCGTAACGACTATACGGTGCTATTTGTGATGGGTAGCAAGCGAGATAGTAAGGGAATCAACCGTTATTACTGTATCGACTTCTGGCGCGGCAAGGTGATGGGAAATATCGACAAGTTAAACGAGTTTATGAACCTATACGAACAATGGAGCTATTTAACTGAAAACTGGGAAGTATGGATCGAGGCGCATAATTACCAGCGTTCGTTAGCTGGTGATTTTAATACCTATATTAAAGGGGAAAAAGGATTAGATAATCTGGTAGTCGTCCCATTATCTAACCTTGGCGGCGATAAATTAACTCGCCTCAGAGGGCAAACAGGCGTGTTGCAGAATGGGCTAGTAACTTGGAATCGATGGATTAAGTTTGGCATCCCTATCGACGAGCTAATCAACTTCGGATCGACCGCTCATGATGATTGCGTAGATGCTTTTGTATACGCGCTCAAAGGCTTGAGGGAGAGACTTCCTTTAGACGCGATCGATCTAGTAGAAACAGGTGGCAGGATGGCAAAATTAACAGCGATTTAAAATCGCCATAACATGCAATAAGCACTATTTGTTATTCTTTTTACATTTTTTCTTTAATTTCTTTAGTTCGCTTTCCATTTTGCATTCTAGCTCATCCATATGAGCGTACATATTGCTTACATTAAAATCTACGTGGTTTACGATGCTTTCAATGCATGACTCAATGCTTTCGTCTAAAGAGTAAGAAAAATTAGTACTTACTATTTTTACTTTTGTTGTTTTCCCTGGCAAGCTGGGATTATAAATGAGCTGCGATGGAATTGCGCTAGGATAGAAGTCTTCTTGCGATCTGAACGGACTAGGATAACAGACAAGCATTGTGTTTCTTTTTTTTGAATGTATGGTGTAAGTTCTTACACCATAACAGTTATATTAGAAATAGTATTCGGCCAAACTAATGAGTGTTATCGACAATCTAATCGACGCGCAGCTATCTAGAAATGGCAGTACGAATGCAAAAGGGACGATAATCCCCTTGCATTGCGCTCAGATGCGGGAATACGGATCTAGGGGCGGGCGAATCCAGTTTGATTGCCCGCAAGACGATGAGATAAATAGTCGCGGTAATGCGATTGCCGATTGGTACGATTCAAACGATCTAGGATCGAAAATGGATTACATTTTCGATGTATTTGTCTGTCGCGGCGAGATATTATGGCTGACGTTACCGCTAGAAGATAATAAGTATTGGATCGAATTCTTTCAAGGCGGAACGAGCCACAAGCATCCGCAATTTAAGCTTTACTATAAAAGAGGCGGACGGGAAATCGAAGCGGCGACGATTCGATATAGCTATGAAAAAGATGACAGCGAAATCGGATCTGTTAACGGTTATGGATTGCCATCGCCAGGATTTGCCCATGTCGATGGGGAGCAGAAAACATTGGGCTGGGTAAAATTAATAATTACAGCCGATACGATTGTTGCGATCGATTGTAATAGCGAGCCAGACTTGCGGCGCGAATATCGAGGGTATGAAAATAACAATGTTGTCGTATCGGCTAACCCGTTTGCGCCCATCTTGCCCGTATCTCTAGCGGTAAACAACCCCCAGCAAACTGGCAAACAGGGAACGGGAGATTTTCACGTATTCGCCCATTTAATCGAGCAGCATGAGGCGAGACTGGGGTGGGTAGACACCAACCTATCGACATTTGGCAATCCCACCCTAGTCACCACCAGATCGCCGCAAGAGGTGGCGGAAGTGACTACCGATATCACCACCAATACATGGGCGGCAAATCAGGGATTTAAGGATAACGTCGGCGATGGTTTAGGTGTCCCATCCGATAAATCTCTAACAGGAAGATCGGCAAGTAACAAGCGAGTCAAAAAAATAGTCGGCAACGTCCAGCCGGACGAACGATTTGGATATATTCAAGTCGATCCGATTAGTGCGGATTTGACTAATTATATTCGGAACGATCGCGAGCTAATCCATTGGTGCTTAGGCGGAGTCGATCCGATCGGTATCAGCACGAGCGCAACATTTGGCGAGATTAAAACTCTATTCGGACGAGTACAGAATACAGCCGATAAAAAGGCTAACTCGTTATTTAAGGCATTAGGTAAACTGTTCTCGATAATGGTTGCAAATGAGGAGCAGAAATTTAAAGCCAATCTAATCGTGGCGATCGCTAACTCTAAGTTAGCATCTCAAATTCCCAATCTCGAATCCCTATCCGATGAATCCGCTCAGCAAATTTATCAGCTATGGCGGACGGGGCAATTAGATAAATATCAGATTCGATTCGATACTAAAATCGGACTGCCGCCAATGGGGGATCGGCGAGTAGTTTGGAGGCATACCAGAGAGGTATATAAACCCTCAACCCGCGATTTATTAGATCTATCTATCGTCGGCCGAAACTTGCGAGAGGATGGATTGAATCAAGAATTTACGATGGGTAGATTGTATCCCGAACTATCGCCTAAAGAAATTCAAGCGGCAACGTCTGGATTCAGCCCTAGAGTTATCGAGAATCAGATGAAAGGTATCATTTCTCTGTTACAATTTTATCAGCAGGCAATGGCAATTTCTGGCACACAAGATCCGAATATTCCGTTAGGATTAGAGTTAGGGATTAATGAATTAATTGCCAGCGCGATTGAATCTTTACGTAAAGAATTAAATTATGGTAAGCCAAATTACACCGCAGCAGACGCTAGCACCACCCCAGCCAATTTATCAGCCAACATATCAGAATTACTCGCCCGAATTAACAGCAGCTCTAGCAGTCCTGGAGCGAGCTTATCAGCAGCAGAATCAACAACAAGCATCGCCGCAAACATCCCCATCGCAGGTACGAACTAGCCAACAAACGGCTGGCGGATATGGCGGATCTGGTGCGATGATGGGTAACATCGATCCGGCTGTATTGCTAGCACAATGGCAGGCGTTACAGGCTCAAAACTTACCCCAAACTGCCGTCCCTATTGTTAACAATCCCATCAATCCGGTATTACAACAGTACCAACAAGCAGCGGGATTAACTCAACAAGTAGCGCAGCAGACGACTGTTAGTGGTGAGTTTTTAACTCAACCCCAGATCGATGCGTTAACTAACTTCATTCAGTCGGCTAACAATCTATCTGTTGCAGCTGAAAATTATGTTAGTTTCCTAGAATCCGAATATTCCAAACTTCGGGACTTTAGCAATAAGCAGCATAATTTAATCGAACGATTCTTACACGATCGAGAATTTACGCTCGAATATATTCGCGGCGCATGGGTTATGGAATCGATCGATAACGAGTTGGCGAATGCAATTGCTACGGTTTATATGGAAATAGACAGACTATTTCCCCGTAACCAGCAACAACAGCCACCAATCCAAAATCCCGCATATACAGGCGGTAACGTGCGGATGGATGCTCAAATCGTCGATACCGCAGCACCGACACCATACGTAAGCATTCCAGCATTGCCGAACGGTAACGCATCTGTAGATCCTGGCTCGATTACAGTCGAGCAGTATTTCGCAGCTCGCAACAACGGGAACATGCGCGAAGCAGTACTAGCAGCCTATCGAGATCCAACCGCTCTATATGCGGCGATGTATCGATAGCAGTAAATAGGGTTTACGTTGCGATAGTTATTGGGTAACTAGTTAGGATTTCGCAATTGACGGATTTTGAGTACAACTACTTATACAGGAGAAAGTCATGGCAGCAGCACTAGGCGCAGCAGCATTAAGAATTGGCGGGCAAGCCGCAGTAAGATACGGAGCAAAGGCACTCGGTGACATGGCTGGGCAGTTTGCAGCCGGCAAGATGGGCGAGGCAATTGGCGGGCATAACGAACAAGCTAGCCAGGAGCATCGAGAAGCAGCGCGACGGCTGAATGTCGATCCAGACGTGTATTCCCGAGTGGCATCAGACGTGAACAATCGCGGGCAATCGTCTGGCGCGAATCAAAGCCGTTCGGATGTGGCGTTTAGCAATCAATTGGACCAGTCCAACAATCGCGCCGATTTAACTAATCAAATGGCAGCCACCGACCAGGTTATTGCATATCGTCAAGCCGAACAACTTGCTAATGCATATGGATCGGCTCAGCAAGCTCAAGCGCGGGCATCTAACGATATCATGTCGTCGGTACTGAATCGTCGAGCGCAAAATTACGGAGTTAATCTATAACCAAAAGCCGACCGAGCTTGATGGTGTCGGCTCGGTCGGCTTTTGGTTACTGGTTAGGTATAAGTAATTATACCAAAAAAAGGGTAACTATAGATGGCAATTACAGCCGAGACACTAGTACCGATTATCGGTACCGAATTAATCCGCCCCCGACCTAATTACATCGCCCGCGCCGTTCTAGCACCTAAGCACGTATGGGATGCATCAGCGCAGCCAGGTAAGCAAGTAAGACTAGACCGCTATGGCTGGTTTGGAGATCGGGGCGACTTATCTAAAGATGCACGACGCAGACAGCCCGATCAGTTGATTGGTGCGAATAACAGCCGCCAGCTCAACAAGACCGAAATTTACCTCAGTATCGATGAATATACGGGACCAGGCGGCGGCGATATTAACGATCCTTCCAAACCTGGAAACCTGCGAATCAGTAAGGAAAACATCCTGCTCCAGCAGAAGAATATCTACGATATCAACGCATTTCGCGATCCGGTATTCCGCCACCAATTCCACCAGTCGATTGGTTCCGAATCCCTCCTAGATGACTATCAACGCTGGCAGGATCGGGTGTTAATCGACGAGGCGATGACTTCGGCGACTAAGTACAATCCGAACGATGTAGCCGATGGCGGTACCTATGCCAATGGCCCCGTTAAGTTTAGCGTCAACAACGATCTCAAAACCATCGTCGAGATCCTCCAGACTAAGAACGCGCCGACGTTTGAGGATGGGTTGTACCGCTGTTTGGCTAGTCCCCGCTTCCTGAAGCACTTGATGCAGGATGCCTCCTTTATGGAGGTTGCCCGCTACCCTGGATACGCGCCTATCGAGATGATGCGCGATCCTTACAATCCATACGCGCCGCTAATGTTGCCACATCCCAATGTGGCTAACATGATGACCAATCCCAATAATGCCGCATTCTATGGGCAGTTATTAGGACAATCGGCGGTCGGGAATGCGAGCCAGATGTTCCCGACTGGGATTGTATTTGGCGGCGTGCGGTTTTTTGTTAGCAACAACATCCCCACTCAACTAGTAAGCCTCAACTATACCGCTTCATCCAATCCCACTAAATATCCAACCGGACTAGCCAACCGCGAAGCCTATCCGGCTGTATTTTTCGGTGCCGATCTGATTGGCGAAGTGATGGCCACTCAAGAGCCAGTCCGGTGCTTAGTAAACAGCAACACCGACTACGAGCGGTTCTTAATTCTAATCTGGCAAGCCTATGGCGGTTGGCAGAATATCAATCCCGAATTTGGGATCGTAGCTCGCAGTTACGGCGATTAATCGATTTAGGGACTGGATTTCAGTCCCTAAACACTAACCATCAACCATCAATCACCAATCAAATATGACGATCGTTAACTATAGCGACGTGACAGGGCAAACGCTCAGAGGTCACGCAGACGACAAAATCAACCTACACAACGGGATGCGACTGGTCGAGCGGGTGGGATATGCCCGAATCACATCCACGCTACAAAACAGCATCCCGATCTTTCTACCCTCATCGGCTCAAACGGCACTAGAGCTAACCACCAATCCAGATAAACGGCTGACGCTGCCAGTTGGGGCGGTTATGAGTCACCTCTCACTGCGATTGCCACAATTAGAAACCGATCCAGTCACTCCTCAGTATGGCAACCTCCAGAAAGGGGCGACGCTAATCGGTACGACGGGCGAATTCGTGAAGGTAGCGGCTAACAACACTTTCAATACCACAGCTCCATCAATTGTCTGCGCCGCGAATGCCTACACGCCAAATGCATCGGCTGTTGTCAATCGATCGATTGCCGCGCCTGGCGATGTAGCCGCATCCAGCCTGATTCAAGTAGCAGCTCCCACTGATATGTCGCTGGTGGTATCTAACGCTGCCAACGCTGCCGCTGGTGTCGGCATCAGAACATCAATCGGCGATGCACTAGCAATCGTTCGCGTCTGCTGGTACGAGCCTCATACCGCGCCAACATACGAAGATCTGATGCAATTTATCGCTAAAGGGCGGATCGCCTGAATGAATAATTTGATTTCGATCGCGCCATTGGTAGAGCCATAGCCCGACATATGAAACGAAACCCCGCCAATCGATTGACGGGGTTTCGTTTTAGGCGTAATCGCCGCCAAAAGCTGTAACGATAATCGGATTGGCAATTGCAATCGATAGCGCGGCTCTCAATTCCCATCCTTGCGGCAATCGCAACATTCGATTGGGTAGATCCGATTCGGGGCTGGCAGGGGATAGGGTGGCGGGTAGTAAGACGGTAAGGCGATTGGATCTGGTAAATCCTGTTATCTCTGGCAGATCTGTTTGGGATATCAATCTATTTTGTCCCTGAGTGCCGACAGTATCGAATAGATAGAGATTCAAGATCGTCGCCACCATATCACCAGTAGGCTGAATCTCAATCGTATCGATCGCGCTAGCCGGATCGCCGCCGATGGCTAGAGTTTTAGGTAATAGAGTGCTGGCCGGATTGGTATCGCCTAATTCAGTCTGAAGCGTGGTAGTCCAGATTTTGGGCGATCTGATAAATATCGGCTGAGTATTGGGAGATCTTAAAGCCATAAAGCAACAATTAAAAACAACTAATCAACTAGAAAATACACCATAGAATTCTATATCTCCAATTACAAAAAAACTGCTACCGCTAGAGTTTAAACCTGTAGATCTGATACGAATATATCGATAGGCAATTGATGGGCTAACGGTTATTGTTAGCCATTGGGCGATCGCGTTAAAGGTTGTATTGTTTGTCTGCGTGTCGATTGTAGTCCATGTCGCAGAGTTCCAGTCAGCGATTGTATTTGCAGCTATCGAATTAGTGCCCTCTAGTACCCAATTTCGAGGATGAGTATTGTTGGCTGCATTTCTGGATCTAATCGAATATTTGGAGATTAAAATATTCTTTCCTGACAACAAATCCCATCCAATCCAGGAATTAGCAGTGTTTGAAGATGCCCATCCGTCATCTATTGTCGATCGATCTGTTGCCAGTTCTTTTGCTTGGGTGATGGAGTTTTCGCTACTGGCAATTACTACGATCTTGGCTGGATTTATACAGGGGTTTACAAATCCTTGTTTGTTTTGATTGGTACCAACCCAATAAAATAACCCGTTAGTGTCGCCATCCGAAATATGCGTCAAGGTTTTAGTTGCCAAATCTAAATGCCCTGATTGTCCCAACCATCCCAATGACGATCCGGTATAGCTAATAATTTCGGCTACACCGGATCTTTTAACTATCCTCACATCCGTGTTTTGTCCATCGTACTTATCGGATGCGGTGGCTAACCTGATACTATTTGGGCTATTTGGCGTTATTGGCAAAACCGCAATATCTGCACCGACAGGACTTGGAGCGGGCATTGTAATTATAACGTTGCCCGCACTGTCATCAACTCGCAACCGATCGCCATAGTTAGCAGTGAATGACGAAGATATCGTCTGCCACGCAGATAGACCGCCACCGCCTCCCCCTCCAGTAGCCGTTAAAACGCCACCAGACAAGCTTAACCCACTACCGAGTGTTAATTGCTCGATATCACCACTACCCGCGCTAGAACGCCCTAGAATCGCACCGCTGGCGATTGCTTGAATCTTGGCTACGGTAACAGCTCGCCCATCGATCGCTATATTGGTGCCACTACCAGATATGGTAACGTCGCCATAATCGCCGTCGGTCAATCCACCGCCAGCAGGTAGATTCTTAATCGCGCTCGCATCTAATCTGTTGGTGCCCGTCAACGTGGTTAACAGATCTCTAATCTCTGTCGCTGTTGGTGGGGTCGAGCCTGGCGGCAGGTTTTTAATCGCACTGGCATCTAGTCGATCGTTTCCAGCCAAAGTAGTCAATAAATCCCTGATCTCTATAGCTGTAGGCGGGGTCGAGCCTGCTGGTAAATCCTTAATCGCCGTCGCGCTGAGCCTATTAGTACCCACTAGCGTGGTCAATAGATCCCTAATATCAGTAGCGGTCAACGTTGCAGCTAAATTCTTAATCGCACTCGCATCTAATCTATTAGTGCCTGTCAAGGTGGCTAGCAGGTCTCTAATCTCGGTCGCGGTTGGATTGGATGGTAAATCCTTAATTGCCGTCGCGCTCAGCCTGTCAACGCCTACTAGTGTGGTTAATAAGTCTCTAATCTCGGGGGCAGTTTGCGATCCGCCCCCACTACTTAAATTTTTAATCGCACTCGCATCTAGACGATCGTTCCCCGTCAGGGATTCCAATCGTTTCTTAATATCTATCCCTCTTAATATTCGAGTCCAAGCTGACATACGCGCTCGATATAAGGTGTTGTACTAGATGCTAGTTTTATTTTAGCAAATCACCCGCCAAACAGGGTAGATGGTAGCTATTGACTAGAATCCTATTGGCGAGACACACGGTTTTTAGTATAGAAAATTATATATACTAAAAACCGTGTGTCTAATCCCCAATCCCGCTCTACAAGCCAATCTCTAGAAATGAGCCAGACAGCCAGATAGAGCGGCTGGGATGGCGGAATCTCGTTGAGCCGACCGATAATAACAGGATTTGCAGCGTAAAATCGCACCGTTTTACGGGCGCGTAAAACATTGTTCGACATATTGTAAAACATTGTTCGACATATTGTAAAACGTTGTTTGACAACCACCGTAAAACGGTGTAACAATATTGTAAAACAGTAAAACAACCTGTAAAACAACATGCTTAAAAATGTAGGGATTAGGCTGCCTGTCGAGATCCTAGACGCTATCGACAAAAAAATAAAAGAGGAAGATCGTGGCAAAACATTCACTAGATCGGATGCAATTAGAGAGGCGATCGATAATTGGGTTGGCTCCTGTCAAACAACGTCAAACAGCAGTGAAGCAACTGTTTTACAAGATGAATTAACGATCCTTGACATTGATTCGATACAGACTGATATATGTGATGAGAACGGAGAAGAGATACCAGCCCATCCTTTGATTCAGAAGGTTTTAGACTACTTGAGCAATGATGGAACGTTCGACCAGATCGGCGCATTGTCTAGTATGATTTTTGAGCTAAACGATGTTGTTGGCATCAGTCATATCGATATGGATAGCGAATCTTTAAATGATGTTGCTGAGCGATGGGATGATTTTGAATCCAAACACGGACGCTATCCGTCAATGGCTTATCGAATCAACAGATTAGAAATATTTGTTGACGCGCTAATGACCAACTACCATCACGAACAAAAGTCAAAAGCCGCTCGATCCGATAGAAAGGGCGGCAAGGGGTTCGGCTGAACGTGTTGACGATTAGGCGTGACAAATTAGACCAAATCGCCCACACCTAATCTGACGTGGTAATGGTTCGGCTGAACGTGTTGACGATTAGGCGTGACAAATTAGACCAAATCGCCCACACCTAATCTGACGTGGTAATGGTTCGGCTGAACGTGTTGACGATTAGGCGTGACAAATTAGACCAAATCGCCCACACCTAATCTGACGTGGTAATGGTTCGGCTGA